TAGTAGTAAGCTCCGCAAGAACAAAAGACAAAGAATTGCCAACTAGTGTAGTACTAGAAATATATCTTATAGGGGGTAAAGCAAAATAATTAGGGTATGCATTTTTATTTTTTTATTATTTTTATTTTTTATTTTTTTATTTTTTATTGTTTTTTTTATTTTTTTATTATTTTTTATTTTTTTTATTATGCTATATTAGTATAGGTTGCTAAGCAGTTAAAGTCATTAAGTGAGCATTAATGGGTTTTAGGCTTGATGAGTTTTAGCAGGGCAAAAAAAGCAGAATAGGAAGACACTAAAGAGCATAATTCCTACTAATACAAGGATAACTAACCAATTTCCAGAAAGCATCCCCATAACCCACTCACTTGTCTTATTGAACCAACATGTTATTCTGCATTCATTTGCACCATCTGAATAAATCTCAGAATTATCCCCATCTTGGGATTTTAATCTAGACAAATGAGGGGCATCTGCAAGGACACCTGTTTCTGAACAATCATCATTATGGCAGCATTTAAAACTAGAGCCACTGTGGCCGCCTCTACCTTGGATAATGACATTATTGTCACCTCTCTGCAGTGTAGTAGAGTATGCACCATAACACATAGCTTTATCACATGCTTTAATCATTGTTACAAATGAATTACACTCTAACAATGATATTTTGCATGTCAAGGAAAACCCAGTTTCTGAACCCCATGCACCTTCAATACCTGTAGTCTTCAATGTTAATCTGCACGGGTTGTTCCCTAAATTTTCAAAGTCAACATCTTTGCTTACTTGTACATTGATATGGTCCCTTGATGTACTGTCAGGATCAAACCATTCTAATTTAGTCTTATCTATAATAGGCTCTGTCATATTGATAGAGAAGAAAGAGTCCCTTGTTGCAAGATATCTTTTATAACCCCCTATGTTATTCCCATTATACTCACATACAGGTGTTTGTCCAAATCTGCAGGTTCTTTCAAATGAACCTGTAAAGTCAGGGCAATTATATTCACCATTTTCAGTTAACATGATGTCCCCTGGATCACCATATGCACATGTACTGGTACACCAGTTCTTGAAGACAACTGCACCTTGCTGCAGAGGTCCAAAAAATACAAGGGTATCTGTGGCTGTAAGCTTAACTGTTGTGCTTAAAAGACATATTTTCACTCCATGGGTACTTAGACAATCATTACCGGTTATTTTTTTACACTCACTATGAGTACCTATTTGTATACATACTTCCCTTTCATAGTCTAATTGTATTAACTTTATCACAGTTGCAATTGATCTTGGTTTGTCTAAATAAAGGCCACATGCAGTACACCCAGTGTTTATCCCTGGACAATCTCCTGGATTACAGCCCCAGCCTGTCTGGTATTCAAAGTCCTTTTCTCTACTACAAGTAGCACTCTTCCATGGGTACTCAAATTTTGAGCATGCACCGTAACAATGGAAAACAGTCCTTACATTCCACCGAGCATCTACCCAGTGCCCTAGTTTTTGAATGGTGGCCCTAGTCTTTTGCCTTGATAACTTTAATGCAAAGTGTAGTTTTTGATTAGGTATTGGTCCCTCTAGGTTCCGTGTGTATGTAAAGCCTGAAGATGATGGGATAGAAAAATCAAGCTCCAAGTCTGTAATTAGTTTTTCACTCCCAATACCATGGACATTGTCATTCCATTCTTTCTCAAAGGTGATAACTTCAGCACTTGCAGCCCAAACAAGCATCTGGAATATGAGGAGGAAGATCCAAATAGTAAAGATGTAACACCTATTTTTATATTGAAATACACACAGCCGTTTATATAGCCCACTATGTGGTTTCGTCTCAACATTCATTATCTTTTCTTTTATTTGGCGTGTAAAGCGATCTGTAAGCATACAAACTTTATAATGTTCTTGTAGGGCCAGTGGGGAAGGATATATTTCATTGAGGCAATACGGGCACTTTCCTTGCTTACAGTACAATATATGACTATCACTTTCTAGGCTTGTTTGGCACTCATGCTTACAAAACTCACAGCTTGTGTCTCCGATTGTTAGCCTGTACTCTGCTTTTATCTTTTGAAGAATCTGTTTGAATCGTTGATCAACACTATTTGTACTCACAAATAAGACAATAAACTTTAATAGCTGTAATATAAGCCAGGTCAATCCAGGAATCCACAACCAACCAAAGCAGAATGTTGACACTATGCAAACTGTAATAAAACCATGAAAGCCTGGGACACAGAGTTCTACAGCTAAAGAATGTGCTACTCCAGGGAACAATGAAAAGAAACTAGTAAATGTCTGTATACATTGCCCTATAATCAATGTTTTGGTTCTAATTATTTTATGCCTCCCATTACAGTAAAATTCCAGGTCAGTGTCCACACGTTGACATATAAATGTTATTTGATCACCAAGCCCCTTGAATCTGTGTGTATGAGGAATTAAACATGTAGTTGAATTCAAAAGGAAAATACCTGTTGGAGAGAATGCCTCACAACTGGCACCAGGTCCACTTAAAGTACAGAATATATTACATTCATCTGACTCTATGATGGTACCCCATACATCAATGTGGCTTGTCCATACTGCGGGAATTAAATGTGTTCCGCACTCCCTCCAATGAAATGTTGGTGTATAGCCAGCCAATAGTAAAGGTTTTTTGTCTGTATTCTGTATGTTATAGAACAATGAACTATAGTCTGTTGCCCCCTTGAATGCTGCCAATGTGTTTACTTTGTTAGAAACTGTGGTCATATTCTTATATCCTATTATATGAGTGGAACCAGATCTAAGCTCACTATGGTCATCACCTTGTGGGTTCTTTCTGAATTTCGTATTCAGGTGTATCTGCCTCATTTTTCCATTGCTATGCACAAAAATCATTGAATAATGCCCCACTATACAGCTATACCATCCATTAAGTTTTATGTCAGTACATGAGTCTTGACCTACTATTTCTTTTGTTCCTTCTGCATTACCGTCACTTGGCATAAATAAGCACACTGATGGGAGGCTAAATTTCATATGAAGTTTCGGGTTAAATGCAGTGGTAAAGTCAGGCTGGAAACATTTCTTTTCATGCAGAACTGATTTGACACAATGTGTTTTTTTAAAATCCAATTGCACCTTTATGTCTTTATGATAGAGCACACATGAGTCATATGCAACCCAAGAGATGGCCTTTATCAATACAATGACTTTTGTATCACACACCGTTTGGTTGCAGTGAAGGTTTAAGCAGTATGAACTCCCACTTTTAAAGGGATAGGTAAGGTAGCTAACACTACCACAGAGTGATTTAAAATCACCTGTTTTTTCAGAGTGTGTTGCAACTTTATCGAAGTAAACTGCTGAACTATCATGATTCTCTTTTTCTGTCCATGATATGATTTTCATTCCTGTTTGAACATTGTGCCCTGTTATGGAAAAAGGGCAGGTATTTTCAAATTGGATATGCTTAATATCATCGATTGTAAAACGCCCAATTTTAACTTTTCCCCAGACATATTCAGCATCACTGACACCATAATGAGGACATTCTAGAGTTATCCTACTATGTGTTGAACAATATACTTGTAGTAGACTCTGCAATAACACAATAATAAACCCGTTATTCATTGTGTTTAGCTATTGCTTGGAATTGCGGAGTCTACTACTA